CTGAATTCTGTGAGCAGTAAAACCACCAGACTTCTGTGAAGCCTTCGTTTGTTCCAGCAAACACTTGCTGGTTTTGGCTAAGGTTGATGTCACTAAAAATGTATTGGCGGATGTCGCAGTTGAGTGTTTGGATGCGGCCATCGTACATGTAGAACTTTTCTACACCCATCCAATACACTTTACCGGACGCAACCACTGCCGCGTTTTGGCTGATGATTGAAATGTTGTCGCCAAGCAACTGGGACTGCCACACCACTGGCGGGCCAATGTACTGCAGTGAATACAGTGATGAATCTGTAAACACCACAATCTCTTGACGCGTTTGCACAACAGTAACAATTTGAGAGCCATGAGACAACAAAACACTGCCGGCTTGATTGGTAGAGGCAGGCCACCAGTCAGTCACCGACTCCTGTGAAGACCACCGAATTAGCATTGGGTTCTGTGTAACACTACCATAGTCGTTACAGCCAAAGGCAAACACAAAACGGCTGGTATCTGATACGTACAAGTAATTCTGAATGATAGGTACAGACACAATGCTTGCAATAGATTGCACACCGGATTGGCTACCAGTAGTTGTAATAGCTGTACCGCCTGCACTGAGTGCAAGGTTGGCAGTCAAACCAACCACATTAATTAAATAGTAATTGGTTCCCGCTGTTAGGCCGGTTGGCAGTGCCCCTGTAGTAGCCAACGTAATTTCATTGCCTGCAGTTAGGGGTGTGGTTAAGGTAATGACGCAAGGCGAGGCAATAGTCAAGGTAACGGTGCCACCAAGGCTAGAAATTAGCTTGCCACGGGTAGCTAATCCGGATGCGGCGCTCCAGTAATACATGGGTCCGCCACGGTAGCCAAACACTAAGTCATCGCCAAAGTTTGTTTGGTTCCAAACACGCAAGGAAGACACACCGCCACCGCTGGTGCCCCAAGAGCCGGAACTCCATGAACCTGAACCCCAACCAAGAGTTGGTAGTTGATATGAAGGCCCTGTGTTAATTTGGTAAACACCAGCCGCAGACGCACCGCCTGAGCCAGTATCGCTGGCGTTAGATGTTACCGTGACACCAGATGTGTCCTTAGCCGTAATAGTGTAAGAGTTAGCTGTTGGCGTGGTAACAATTTGGTACTCTTGGTTGAGTACTGCGGCTGTGATGTTCCCGCCTAAACTTACCGCGCCGGAGATGGTGACAAAGTCGTTTGGCAAACAACCGTGGGCGGTGTCGTTTACAGTAACTGTAGAGCTAAACGGGGCCACTGTAACGGCTGAGAATGTCAGCGCACCAGCAACAGTTGTCTCACGAATTGGGGTGATGTCGTAATACAGGCCACCGCTTTCAATGTAATACTTTGTGTTAGTGCCTACTGACAAGAGGTTTAAACCTGTCAAGGTAACCCAATTCCACAAAGAGCGGCAAATACCGTTAAACGTTGAACCGGAAAGACGCTGCCAACCACCAATTTTTTCAGGGGTTCCAGCACGAAAACGCACTTTTTCAGATTCGTACCAGCCGCCAGCAACGTTAACGCCGGGAAGGCTTCCGCCTATGGATTCGGACGCATAACGTGTGTTTTCCCTGTTTACACCGGGCCTAAAGAGGATTTTTTTCAACGGCATCGGCAGTCCTTATTTACTGGCAACGCCTTTAGTCTTCTCAAAAGAACGCATACCGGCAATGCCCAAGATGCCTGATAATATCACCCAAAGCTGGTCTGCGTCTAGTACTGGAGGAGGGTCCATTCCAACGGGAACCCAACCCATAGCTTGCAGGTATTTCCATGCCCACTGAAACAGCGGGTAAAGCAAAAACTGATACCCCATTGCGGCCACACCAATCCATCCAATGGCTGGCCTCCAGCCTGACACAAACACACTAGAGGACGCCGCCTCAATCTTGTTGACCTCAATTTGGGCGAGGTCTGTGGCTTGGTCAATGCGCTTCTCTTCAAGATCAAGCTTACGTTGCTCAATCTCCATTTCCATTTTTTCTTTGTCGGTGGTAATCAGGTCGCCAGCAACCTTACCCACGGCTTCAATAATTGATCCTACGGCAAGCAAGCTCATGCTAGACCTTTCAATGTGCGGTTAATCCAACCCTTGAGGAACTTTACCTGCACGGGGTTTTTGTTGCAGATTTCCACATAACGGGCAATCTTGGCTAAAGCGTAGGACTCCTTAAACCGCTGTCCGTCTGTGATTTGGTTTAGCTTTTCTACAGTCTTAACACCAATACCGCCATCAGGGGTAGCGCCAACAACCAACTGGGCCAGTTTCACGGCCATCCCCATTCCTGCGTTTACACCAAAGTTAAAGATACTGTTGGCTACGTCTTGGTTACTAATCTCATTGCCGCGCATTTTGTCCCAGAACTCAGTACGGTAGAACTCACGCACCATAGGCGTTAAGGAGCCACCCATTTCCTTTTTGTCTACCAGTGCCCAGCCGGGCCACTGCGGGTTTTTGTTACGGGCAATGCCAGCGTAGGTCATACCCCCGGTGTCGCCGGGTATTTCATGAAGAACGTAGCCGCCCTCATCCCTAATCATTTGCTCAAAAGCAGGTTCAAACTGAGCCATTTCTAGTCCTTTATGGTTTGCTTTTACTTAGCATGTTGCTGGCAATTTGTAGCATACCAATTACTTTGGTTAAATCCTTGGGTTCTTTATCCCAGCCCACTGTAATCTGCCCAACGAACCTGCCTTGCTCTGGAGGAACACTGACGCGGCATCCAAACCTCACGCCTTTGTCTATGTACCAAAGCCCGATTTCACTCTGAGGTACAGCGTATTCACTGCAAGGAATATCATTAGCCATCAGCGCAACCACATCACGGTTGTTGGACGCACTCTGTGTAAACAGCCCCACATCCAAACCTTCGTGCGTTCTTTCCCTGCCTTCGCGGGTGTATGCACGGTACAACACCCTTGTCCCAAACAAAGGGTTAACTTTGAAGATGGCAACCACCGTTGCGTTGGTGTTCTTAAACAAATGCGCCGCAACATCTTCTGCCCTGTCTTCTGCAATGGTTGGAAGCTTCTTGTTTTCCTTGTAAGCTTCAAATAGGAACGCTTGGTTCTGCCAAATAAAGTACCCAGAAAACGCAAACACCGCCATGAGCACCAAAGCAAAAAGTTTAAACGGGCTATCCACATAGGACAGCACCTTGCCTAGAACATCGGCTGGCTTTTCTTCACTCACAATCCCATCCTTCCAAGTAGCGCATTCACAATGCGGTCTGAAATAAAGTTTGGCAACACTGTAATCACATCCAGAAATAAGTTAGCCGCCCACCAAGCGCCAACAATCTTAAACACCATGTCAGCGGTCTTCTGGTACTCATTCATCAACCAAATATGGATAAACCACTATCCAAAAAAAGTAATTTAACGGAACAGCAGCCCAAAGCAATACATCAAAATATGTCATCGACCACACCTGTTTTGAGCGCAGTGGTCTAGTATTTCGTAAATCCCGTAAGCACACATAACAATAGCTAAAACCAACCCACCAAGCAACAGGCCAAGCTCCAAGTCCTCTTGGTCAGCCTTTTTCTTTCTTGCTGCCGCTTCCTTTTCACGCCTAGCGTTGTGCGCATCTTCTACGTCACTTGCGGCGGCTCTGGCTTTAATCCTAGCCCACACATCCATTTTGTTTGCTTGGAAGAACAGTAACTCCACGCTTTTTTCAAACTCACGGGCTTGCTCTAAAGCTAACTCAATCTGCAAGGCCGTGCCCATAGAAGAGCCGCCTTTTTTCTTTGACTCTGCAACCGCCTTGTTAGCTTCTGCTTTAGCGTTGAAATACTTACCCAACAGCGGGCCAAGCGAGGCCACATCATCCACCGTCTTGGAAGCCTGCTTAATCAGTTTTACTGCGGACTGAATACCGGCTAGTGCGGTGATTGGGTCAATCATAATGTTAAGGTCGTTTAAACACTTCCAGTATTGCTAAAGCTGCCTCCCCAACAAGCATGCCTGTTTCGGGTGGGTGAACTTCTATTTTTGCTTCAATGTCTTCGCCGCCTGTAATTGTTGAGGGGTCGTCTTCTGGATAACGCAGTTGATACTCCGCTGCCGTGAGGTCATCAATTGGTTTTCGTAACAATTGAATGGCATCTTCTAACGCTTGACCTGCCAAATATACACCGTTTAAACGTGGAGCGTTGTAATTTAACGGCTCGTTTTCAATGTCTGTAAAGTCCACGACCAAAGAGCCTGTTGCCCTGTCAAATGCTAGTACTTTGTATGGATACATAACACTTTCCTTTAACCAAAAAACAATACGCAGCCTTGACCGCCTTGACCGCCTAGCCAAGTGCCGCCAGTTCCAACATAGTCAGCCGCGCCGCCGCCACCGCCAGCGTTATAGGCCAAGCCGGGCTGTCCACCAGACTCATACGTACCGCCGTCGCCACCGTTACCGCCGCCGCCTAATCCGCCCACAATACCGCCACCGCCGCCACCGCCGCCTACATAATAAATAACACCATTTACGGTGTATGCCGCAGAGGTTCCGCCATCTCCACCTTCACCGGAGCCGCCAGCCAATCCAGCACCACCTCCGCCGCCGCCACCGCCAGAGCCTACAGCATTAGAACCTGTGCCTCCTACAAAACCCGTACCACTCACGCCACCTACATATTGCGAGGCACTGGCAAGACCGGGAGAACAAGATAATGTTCCACCAGACCCCCCTGTAATGGATGTAGCAGCCCCAGCGGCGGCGGCAACACCGCCGGCACCAATAGTCATGGTTAACGTTTGACCAGCAGACACCGCGTAAGAGGCGTTTTGCGCTGACCCACCACCTCCACCACCG